CGGTTGGTGGAAATCATGCTGCCACAAATGGCGGAAATGGCGCATGTTTTCAGTAATAGTCTTCTTAAACGCGCCCTTATGGATGCGGTCCCCGTACGAATCCACATTACCAAAAACCGCGGCCAGGCCCGTAACTGTTCTGCCGTCAATGTCTTTGGTGAAACAGGTGAATGTTTTTGTTTCCATAGCCACCTCTTAGTCCCTCGATACCAATCTGTCTACCATCTTTTCATAAAACTTAACGACCTCGTCCCGCGCCTTGCTTACCACTCCTTGCAGAGTCCACCAACGCCCCTCGTGCATCCACGCTTGCGGACCTTTACCCGACGGCACTTTTTCACTGCTAATCACCCACGGACTATAAGGTGTCGGGCTTCCAATCACCCCGGCCACTTCCGAACCCAACTGCCTGACTTCGATGGTGATTTGCCGGCCGAGAGTACCGGTCCTACTATAAGAGCTCATCAGTGGCGGCGCCGGGTACGGGGGGACTTGCCCTTGCACATACAAAAGCGCGTCCTGCGTGGTGCTTACCAGCTCCTTCTGCAACTCGGCGCCTTGCATGGATTTCAGCTTCTTGTTCAATTTATCCAGCCCTTTTATTTCTTTGATTTCCATTCGTACCTCTACGCCGGCTTTACAACAGGAGACATCCAGCATCTACAATTAACATGGGCAGAAGGAGAGTCATACGTATTGCCCATATAATCAGTAAACTGCTCGTCAATTCTAACTTCTTGCCCATCTAAGCTTACGCAGAGATCGCAAACGTCCTGTTTGGCAGTATACCAGCGCTTACCCTGTACGACCTGACTGGCCCTCCAGGTTTCCAGATTCGCGCCTGCATAGACGTTTGTAACTTCTGTCACTGCGATTCTGCTGGCCCGTACCTCACCAAAATACGGCTCCAACTCCTTCTTCAAGTCCGGGAGCGGAGCAGGGTTGCGGATCCACTCGTCTATCTTCGATTGAATCATACTACGAGTTGCGTCTGTGATATTCGTAACTTGCGCCGCCGCGTACTTCTTCGCCCAGGTTAGGGCCGCCTCGTTAATAAGCTCCCAGGATACCCCAATCTCTACTTCAGCAGCCAGCGAATCATACGCGGCTCTCGCCGCCGCGGTTGTCATCCCGGACTCCAGAGGAAACAGAATGTCCAAAAGGAATTGAATCTCTTTTGCCCAGAAAACATCGCTAAAAATAGACTTTGCCTCTTTGCCTCCGGCGCTGCTCAGTATGCCACTGCCAGGCGCTACACCAACTTCGGCTTCAATCTCGGAAATGATTCTGTTAAGCTGCTGGCCCAGATAGGCCGACACCTTTTTCTGGACCTTTGTTTCAGCGGCGTCCCGGTCCAATTCCTTCGTCCCACCGCCCGCTAACGCCTTCCTACCGTTTCCACCAGTGTCCACCACCGCAGGAACTTCTATTTGTGCCAATGTACGAATGAACACATCTCCACCCTTAACACGAGGTAACCCAACGCCTTCACGGTAATCGTTTATTGTAAGACCGCCTGCCATCAAGCCCTGCGTGTACCTGCTCCACTGCTTATCTGTGTCCTCCTGTAAAGCCGGGACCTTTGAAAAATCCCAACGCGCGACTACATCGCCACCAAACTCAGGCACGAGGTCATTGTTAATCACATCGTCATAATGCTCGTAAAGTCCCTTAAGTACATCCTGCCACCACGATTTGCGGGCCTCTTCATAGTTGCTGTAAGTCGACCGCTCCAGCCCGATGGACGCCCCCACTATAATAGGAGGGACCCGCATGACCATGCAGATCCTGGCCTCGTTGCGACTGTCCAGCGCCTCAAAACCCATCTCTTCAAACGTCAACCCAGTGCGCTCGTAATGCGCACTTTTATCAAGCACCGCCGGCGATAGCCACTGCTGATACCCACCGTAGCGCATCATCCACCGCTTGCGGATGGTGGTCACGTCCTCCTGGGTCAGCTGCTGCTCCGAAGTCAACACCCCGGCCGGCATAGCACCCCGCTGCC